AAAATATCCCATGACTCTGCCATGGAGAGATTTATTAAGTCTGAGCTTTCCGATAGGGGCGTTGAATGTATTCCTCAGCTTGCCATCGGTCCATACAACTGCGACTTGGCCGTCGATTCCGTCGCCGTGGAAGTCTTCGCTGGTCACTGGCACTGGAATGGGAGCCACCTCGCAAGAACCCCCGAAAGATTCCGCTATATCATGAATTCTGGATATGACATTATCGTAATTGCCGTCAGCACCAGCTATCCATTCACTCCCGCCGTCGCAGACTACCTTGTCGAACAGATTAACATCTTGCGCAGGAACCCACCCGCGAAGCGTCAATACAGGGTGATTTGGGGTGCAGGTGAGCACACGACCGGAGGAACTATTGATGACGATCATATCTCCATCAAACCACCGTTTTATAGCCGCAGAAATCCCCGTACGGGACAATACGAGACTGTCAGCAGGTAGGCAATTGGGGTGAACGGGAATCATTCCGCGAGACTCTGAAATCTTAAAAATTTTACCTTCAAGAGCCTGACACTCAGGGCAAACTGAGCCGTCTCCGGCAGTCGTAAATTCCGCCTCAACCTCAACCCCCTCAAGGCCAGCTTCTTCATACGAATTGAGTGTTGCCTCAGCATGAGCAGAAATTGTTTCTGTTCTCGCCAGTGCGCGTGCGCGTGTTATACCGATCTTATCCACCCTTTCAGCCAATTGCCTTGCTATCTCGGCAGGGCCTTTTCCTTCGCCTAATCCTTGAGCCAATATGCGGCTGATCTGCTTGTCCATTTCATCAGTGATGCCTTGCAAGTCGTTATAGGCGCGGGTGTATGCCAAAGCCAATCGGTCGGCATGTATCGGACGCATGAACGACTGCTCCACCCATGACTCAGCAACGCTTGCCCCGCCTTTTCTCATCTTTGCGCCTGCATCGCGGACGCCTTTGATGTAGGCTGAATCAATGTAAGCGTTTGCCCATTTGGATTTACCCATTCCCTGCCCGCCCTGAACCTCTAAAATGTTTTCGTTCTGCGCCTCTTTTAGCCATTGCATAAACCGATCGATCTTTTCTGCTGGGCGCTCGAATGCGAAAGCTTTTACTGGTAATGCCTGTGCGTCAGTGACGAATGCCGGTTGACCATCGCCAAGTTGGTTTTTCTGCAGTCCAAACGCATCATTGACCAGTAGTGATTGGCGGATCAGTGATTTAACCTTCTGAAACCGGCGAACCAGATCAGCCTCGAATTTTCGACGAATGCCGGTTGTGCCAGTTGGATCAAATTTCAGAGCATCAATCAGTGGCACCGAATCATCAATGCAGCATGAACAATTTGGAGCATGGTCTTTTAGTCTAATCATTTCTTGCGCCCGTCAAATTGCGCCTTGACTTCTTCGTCATCCTCGTCAATTTCTTCGTCAGTATCTGGCGCTTGCTCAATGCCAGGCAAGTAGCCGCTCTCTATAAAAAGATTGGTTATGGCTGGCTTTAATTCTTCCGATGAGTAAAGCCCGGTGTTAACTATATTCATAACACTCTGCGAGTTTTTTAGAAAAATATCTGCCTTTTCTGTTTCACTCATTGTCCATAGCGGGCGCCATGTGTAATAAACCTCTGTTGGCCTATCACCCAATGCATCACGGATCAGACATTCATCCAAAACGTGCATGGCCGGTGTAATGTCGTTTTTCTGGACACTGCCGACTGACTTGTAATAGTTTTCAAGATCGCTATCACCCGCGGCGTTTAATCCACCAGGGGATTGAGCAAGAAACCGGGTGGCCGGAACATCCGAAGCGCCAGCAGCGATTTCCAAATACATCATGCACAAATCGCGAAGGCCAGAGAAATTCGGGGATAGCTTATCCCACTCCTCCTCTTTGTCCATGATCATTGCACGATTAACAGATTTGGCTAATGCGGCCAATTGCCAGCGAGTGATTATTTTATCCCGATATTCCTTGGTCGATACGTTAGCCATTAACCCTGGGATCTTGATCACATCGACGTTTGACTCCATCAGCAAAGTGGCTATCTGTTGCTGAGGGATTGCGGCATGCTTAATTGCGTCGTCAATACGCTGGATGATTGAATCGCCCCATCCGTCATAACCCACCGCTTGATGTGATGGAAGCTCGCGCCCAACAAATCTAACTGTGCGTGAGGGATGAATGGTTACTGATGTGCCATTGGGTGTTGAGTAGGTGTAATAGCTCGGGGTGCCGTAGTACGGGCTGGCAATATCCCAATCAAGCTGTCCGGCTGAAATCTCATGGCGCGAAACGACATTTAGATATTCAATTCCGCCTTTCTTGACCTTGTTAAAATCCAGCAGCTTGCTTAAATCCGTATCGCCTTTAATCCCGATGATGATCAGCGAACCACCATAGAGTCGAGCTTTTACCAATGCCATTTGTGTTTTCTTCAAAACATTCAGTCGCTTTTCGGTTGCTTCCAGCGCGCTTATTTGCTCAGCCTCAGCATTCCAAGCGCGCCACTCGCTTGTTGCATCTTGCGGGAATATATCGACCGCCTTTCCGGCAATCCAATCACCACGGTAAGCGTTTTCTAATTCGGTTCTCGGGATAATCGTTAATTGATACTGATTGCTAGCGGCCTTGTCATATCCGACCTGCGCCAATCCTGACACCATATTACCAAGCGTGTCGGTTGTTGGCTTTGCGTCTCTTACTTGGTGTCTCTTGCGCGCCATAGTGATAGCCTCGGTTAAATTGCGCTCATAATATCATAGGTATCAACGGCAAGCTTATTGAAACCGCCGCTTGATGCGTCAATCTGATCCTTGAACTTACCTCTTGGAAATGTTTTATGTTCATCAATAAATTCCTGATTCCATTCGCCTGATAAAATTTTGATATTTCCCGCCTCGATCTGCACCGCATAAGGCTCAGCCCTTACCGCTTTATCTCCGGTGGCCCTTTCCGCCCGAATAACAAACCCCGCCAAGTTTTTAATGGTTGACTCTGCCGATTCCTTACCGCCAGATCCTGGCTCTTGCTCTATCCAGATATCAACTTCCTTTCCGTCCAGCTCCGCAGTCTGCTTAATGATTGGCTCGCGCTTACCAGCCGACCATTGACCCTTGATAACATCCAAAATATTCCATAAGCCTTCGACGCCACGTCCAATTTTAACCCCTGCGGTTCTTGCCCCTGCATCATCAGTTCCAGCCTTATCCCAGTACCGGACAACCTTTTTAAGTTTTGGCGTGGCTCTGACTATCTCCATTTTTTCCCAAGCAAAAAAACCGCCCGTGCGAGGGGCTGGTCTTTGCTGCAGTTGCCCTGCAGTGGCGTATGCTCCCAATGACTTTTCAAGAGCGGCCACCTGCGACTCAGGGAACCTGTCAGGAAACATGAGCTCACCATCAACATTACGAGGATCTTTTGTACCAAGAGCCGTTGATATAAATTTCTTTCCCTCATAACGCATAGGGATACAAAGGTGATCATAATCAAGTTCTAATGCTATTTTTGATACGTCACCCTCATTTAAGCGTTGCATAATAATAACAATTGCTGATTTGTCATTGTTAACGCGAGATGGCAGCGCCTCCCGAAAAGTGGTTATATCAGCAGCAAGCTTTGTCGGGCTGTTAGCATCATCAACGCTGTGAGGATCATCGAGTATTACCCTATCACCACGCGAACCCGTCATTGACGCAAAAGCCATGGCCTCACGAAATCCAGTACGATCATTTTCGAATTTTGTTTTTGCGTTCTGGTCACCTGTTATTTTTACTGACCACCTTTCCTGATACCAAGGCGATTGAATCAATCTGCGGCACTTTAGATTGTCTCTTACTGCTAAGTCTTGTTTGTGAGCTGTTCCGAGGTAACGCATTTCTGCTCGATTTAACGGCCCCCACTCCCACGCAGGGAGAATTACACCGGTCAATAATGATTTCATTGAACCAGGAGGAACATTCATCAAAAGTCGGGTGATCTGGCCATTTGCAACAGCTTCGAGGTGCGCGCAAATATCATCAAGCGCCCACCCCCACTTTAAGTTGGTAGCAGGCTCCAGCACATGCCACGCTTGTTTTGCAAACTCAGCTAAAGATCGAGCGCATAACTCCTTCTCGATATTTAGCCAGTCTTGGTTAGTCAGTGCTATCTGAGCTGTCATTACGTGCAGCCATTAGCTCTTTGAGGGTTTCGGTGGATAATTTTGTTGCATCGATAGCTTGAGGCCTGAGCGAACCGTCAGTGTTGCTTAGGTCAACTTTTTGAGCTGATTCCCATCCCTGCATCTTGGCTAATTGCTGGATTGCCTGAAGTGGCGAATGGGTTTTGATCTTTATCCCATCACGTCCGGCTGATAGCTCGGAAATCAAAGCCATCTTCTTTTTATCCTGCAATACAGAATCTTTGATCTTCCATGCGGCCTGAATAATTCTATTGCCGTCTGCATCCTCTCCAAGCTCATACTGGCCGAACTCAACAAGGTCTGCCAAGTCAGTACGGGCAACGTTTGAAAGTCGCTCAAGAGCCTCTTGGCGCGTCATTACAGCATCTTTGGCAAGACTCCCGACCAGCGAATCATAGAATGCTTTTACCTTAGCGTCAGCTAGCATTCGAGAAACAATCGCATCTGCTGATTCGTCATTGGTTGCCTTGCCTCCAGCTGCATAATACGCTGCCCTTTGACTTATTTCGCCACTGACATAATGAATTACTGTCATCCTTTGTAGATGAGTTAATTCCGCTGCGATAAGCTCTTGATCTGACGTTAAATCCATTACTGCTCCAGAATAGATGCTCTGATACCAGTACCACCAGTAATAGTTACTGTGCCCTGAAGGAAGCTGGATATAGTATTTAGCCTGATTGTTGCACAAGCACCGGCAGCGATAGATGGCACTGGGTATCCATTGGAAACGCTAATGGCTCCGAGATTAGGAGTGTTTACAGTAGTTCCGCCATCGCCGTCAATGTTTGGCGTCAATGCTCCGGCAGTTACGTTATCCAGAATCAAGACTGGATCTCTAGATGCGTCATAGACAAAGGTGTCTGACGAGGTTAATGTGGTTCTGGTTACCGTTACTGCGCCAGACGGTCTTACTGATGTTTTTGCGATTACTGCCATGATATAGCCCTCAAGTTAGTTTATTTGGTTCGATCTTGCTCAATGATAAATCTGCCTTTTGCAAATGTATATATTTCGGATGCTGAATCTACTGCTTGTGCATCATAGTAATAATTTCCTGCAGGTATGCTTCCTGGGTTGACAAAATAAATTGCTCCATCCGTGCCATCGGTTAGCAAATTTCCAGTGAGCGTTGCCACATTAGTAGAAGCGTCAGGAGGGCTTGATCTTGTGTCAATACCAAGCCTGAAGGTTGACCACCCTGCAATAGTCTGAATAGCCCCGGTTGTCGGACTGTATAGACGCATGATAATGCGCTTTGTGTCGCCTCTTGTGCGGACAATATCCAAACTATACGCCATACGTCACCTCGACCCTAAAATCTGCATCTATTTTAGCACGAAAATCGTAATCTAACGATACCAGATAATCCTGATTAGTCTTAACAATCACACTGGGGAAAAATATTGTTGGAACAATAAGCCCAACCTGCCCGAGTATACTGCTTGATACGCTATCAGTGCTGCCAGAAAATTGGCCGTAATTAATTATCGTGGATGATATTGACGAACTTACACCCTCAAAAGTACCAGCACAACTACCTGGATTTCTTACTTGCACCGATATACTTGAGCTTACAGAATCAGTCTGCGAAGCAAACGAACCTGTGTTTCTTACGCTTCCCGATATCGAAGAAGAGACCGATTCTGTCGTGCCTGCGAAGATTCCGGTCTGCCTGACATTTCCAGTTATCAAAGAAGAAACACTTTGAAGAGTCCCTGCAAATGATCCGGTGACCATTGGTGTTGCAACAGTGCCTGTGATTGATGACGATACTGATTCAAGGGTTCCGGTGAAGCTGCCAATCTGCACCACATTTCCTGTAATGATCGATGACACAGGAGCAGTCGATCCAGAAAACGACCCGGCATTCCTTATACTGCCAGAAATCAGTGAAGAAACTGATTCTGTACCTCCTGAAAATACCCCTGTATTTCTTACATTACCGGAAATTGATGAAGATACGCCTGAAAGAGTTCCAGAAAAGGAGCCTGTATTTCTTACATTCCCCGATATCGAAGAGCTTACGCTTGATAGCGTACCCGAAAAACTTCCTGTGTTTCGCACATTACCGGAAATTGAGGATGAAACGCTATCTAATGTACCGGCAAAAGATCCAGTGATTCCGCCGCCGGTTTCCACTGTTCCGGTTATTGAACTGGATACTGATTCAGTTGTTCCAGAAAACGCCCCGGTGATTGTTTGTTGTTCAAAAAAATCATCAGAAATTAATGGCCCCAAGTCACCCGGATATTTTTTGATAAACGCACTAACCGGCAAATCTTTAATGCCTGGGAACCGCCGTAAAATGCTTCTATTAGCCGGAACGCCTGTGATAAGAACAACCATCCTGGCTGTCCCGGTGGATCCCTGGATATGCCATAGATACTGTATGCCGTCATGACTTGTTTCATAGTTTCCTTGCGCGTCACAGGTTCCTTTTGCCGTATCCCAGACCATCTGGTCTCCAGCCACAGCAGCCGGTGAAAAATTATATAAAATCCCGTTGATGCTAGTATTCAGGGTTCCAGATAATGTGATGTAGCTTTGTGATGAAAGCGGCTGAAAATTGGTTGTTGTAGTTGGAGATCCGCCAGCTCCATTTATCGTTACGGTTCGCGTGCCGTAAAGTCCGTGAACGTTCTCGTCCGTCAAGTTTGGAACAGAGTGTGTGCCATCACCTGAAGTCTCGGAAATGCCGATCGCGGCCAAACTACCCAATGTAATACTTGATATTGCGGTCAACCCGGTAGTTGTAAATGTGACACCCGTGTCACCTGACCTAACCGTAGCTGGATAGCTGTCAATTGTCGCACCGACAGAGATTAAGTAATCAGCTCCAAAAGTGCCAATCCTACGCCCATTACTATTTTGTGGGTCGCCTAGAACACCAACTGCCAAAGTTGACAATTGATATGTCGTGTCAGTTTGAGTTGATACCACAACATCATTAACAACAGCGGAGAGTAACCCTGTGGCTTTGTCATACCACAATTCATAAACATCGTCTACAGCGGCGGTGATTGTGAAAGATTCCCCCAATGTCGATCCTGTTGTCCCTGTAGCATCTCGCCGCCTAATTCTCCCTGTCACCCCATCACAGATAAACAGGTATCCGTACCCTGTTGTGTTATCAAAAATAACAGGGGCAACGGCGTCAAATGCAGCGGATTGATTTGTTGAAATTGTTAATTTTGATTTTATAAGCGTCGATGTTGCTGGTGCAGTCAACTTCATTGAGGTTACAACAAAACTGCTTGGGCGTAAGCCGGTTCCGTTCGTGTTTTCAAATGTTGACTCTATGTTCGCCCAAGCCCCATCAACAAAAGGCGTTTCTGTTGGCTGCGCAAGAAAATCGTAAATTAATTGTGATCCAGCAATAGCCATTAAATGACCCTCACGCCAAAGATTTCTGTTTGGCCTGCACTAACATATGGCCCCATATTAATTGGTGCTGATGTTGATCCGCCCAAAAGTTGTAGTATGTCTGTGCCAGCATTGAGGCAAGGCGAGCCAGCCTGTAATTTATAGTCCCCCGAGGCAGGATTTACCAGCAATGGATTTGCAAAAACAGCACCCGCATCTTGCGCATATGTCCCCTGCCACTGCCCGGTAGTGAGACTTCGTAGAGTTCCATTGCCACTATCTGAACCGCCGAAGGTTGAAAAATTCTGGTAGCAGTTGCGCTGGTGCTGTACGAACCCTAAAACAACTTCAACAGCTGTATTAAAATCGCTAGATATAATTGTGCCGCTGTTATTTCCCGCAACTATATTATTTCTCACCTCGTTGCTTGATGTTGTGTATGCAGACTTGTCATATCGAAATGTGCCTATGCCACCACCGGAATCAGTGCGATTGTAGAATAAATTATTAACGATTTTCAGATTTAGCGGCATGTCGTTTGGTGCAGCTGTTTGCGAGAAATAGATTGCAGATGTACCGTAATCGATAAATAAATTCTGATAGATCGCATTTCTTACTGTGTCAGTAAGCAGCTGAATTCTAAAAGCATCCTGTCCGCGCCTGAAAATATTGTGGTGTGCTGTCATTCCAAATTGTGGAGTGCCTGCTTTCCAGAAAATATTATTACCGCACAGGTCTATATCGTTATAACCAATTTCACAATTATTGCAGCCGTAAGTCAGTATTCCAGCCTGGTTTACAGTCGATGCGCCGCTATTAAGTCGGAAATTGAATATTTTATTGTCAAGCACTTTAAAATTAGTAGTATTTTCCAGCCTGACGCCCGAGTGATTGTCAGCATATGTCACATCTATTCCGCGTATATCACAGTATCTGACACCTCCACCATTGCACGACCAGAAAGTTACTGGGGCTGAATCCTCCCTAGGCATATTATTTGCAGATCCTTCGTCCGTGTAAATTCCATACCACCAAATGTGAGACTTCGTCAAGGCTCCGAAAGCTGGCCAGCCGTTACCCATCACAGTTGCGCCAGACCTTAATTCCGTGCGGTTTGTTGATGTCAGTGCCGCGAAGTTTTCGGCGACGAAGTAAATCGGACTTGATTCTGTGCCGCTGTTGGCGGGCATGAAGGCTGGGGAGTATCTTTTTGCGCCATCGTTCGGTGCTGTTTGTGTGCCGGTATAAGTTCCCGCCCGAATGCCCACTACGTCACCGGCGACTGCCAATGCCATAGCTTGTGCGATCGTCCAAGGGTTTGCATCAGAACCATTACCGATACCTGACGCAGTTGTAGATACGGTTTTCGTCCGGCTTGCAAAGGTTATAGAAGATCCGCCGCCTGGCGCCGTAGTTTTCCAAGTGCCGTCGCCTTGGCTGATCGGCGTATGCGTTTTTGGCGCGAGATTTACAGTCATAGTATCACCGGCGATGTTTTCGGCATTCTAACAAACTTCATGGGTGTATCAAAGTTATTTAACATGTTGAAATATCTGCAAGCCAAGATCCGGATGAACACAATTGCGCAATATTTGCGCAGGACAGTGATTATTGCCATAGTAAATATTTTCATCATAATGAATTCCAAGCCAGTCCTGCATTGCCTTTTTCCCATCAACATTGCACATATTTATGAAATTACTTGGCTGCTTAACTTCTTCGGCCTTAAATTCAAAGTTAGACCAAATTAAATGCCTTCCAACCCGGGCCCTGGCGGCAATTAGCGGCTCATAGTGCGGGACTACATTCTCAACAATCCACTTGCCTTTAAAAAAGTGCGTTAAAAATAGAATCTCTTGATACAGGCTCATATCAACATACCGCCGCAATTTGTGTCGCGTAGCCTTTGCCATTTTGCTGTGTGTTTGGCATGGCGGGCTTGACCACACAAAATCAAATTTATCGTGGTTATCAAGCAAATACTGATGCGCATCGCCCACAACAACCGAATCATCAGGATAAAGCCTCTTGTAAACCGCTGCTATTTTCGGCTCAAGCTCCACCGCAGTAACTTCACAACCCTTCCAAAGTTTTCTATTGCCCCCAAGGCCTGCATACAAATTTAAAACTCTCATGACTTACCACCCATTATCTCCGCCATCTTAACCAGCAGCCCCTCAGCCTGGCGCTCTGTGATCCTGATTCTACCGGGTGCAACCCAGCATTTGTGCATTTCGTTATAGCAAACCCGCGCGTTTCCGCTTACTTTGTCTTTCGGGTTATAGCTTAAATATCTTTCGTCGCAGTTGTTCATGATTCAACCTGTGTTTTGTTAAAAAAGTCATCGTATATTTTTGCCTGAGCTTTAGCTTTATTGATAGCCCAATTAGCCCAATATCGCCTATTGTATTTCCACCACCGATCAGAAAATCTATTTCTTTGATGCTTCTTGATATTCATCTTATTTACCTGTTTCGTTAGTGGTGGTTAATTTGCCCAATCTCGACTTCTGCCTGT